ACCAGAAACAAGTCGGTTGAAAAATTTTAAAAAAAATTGTACATACTAGGAATGTCTTTGGATTTTGACACCACAAGTCCTGAAGAAGCTAAAGCCTTAATGTTGAAGTTAGAACTTCGACAAAAAGAATTAGATACTGCCACTAAAGCAAAAGAAAATTTTTTAGACTTTGTTAAGGCGGTATGGCCGGAGTTTATTTCAGGATATCATCATAAAAAAATTGCAGAAAAATTTCAGCAACTGAAAGATAAAAAATTAAAACGTTTGATCGTGAACATGCCACCAAGGCACACGAAGTCTGAGTTTGCATCCTATTTACTTCCAGCATGGATCATGGGCCATGCACCAAAAACAAAGATCATACAAGCGACGCACACCGGCGAACTGGCCTTCCGCTTTGGAAGGAAAGTAAGAAACCTGATGGATCACGAAGATTACAAAAGAGTATTCAAGGACGTCGAACTATCAGCCGATAGTAAAGCAGCAGGTAGATGGGAGACTAATAAAGGAGGAGAATATTTCGCAACAGGTGTCGGTGGAGCTATCACCGGTCGTGGTGCAGATCTTCTCATTATTGATGATCCTCATTCCGAGCAAGATGCATTGTCTGAGACGGCGTTTGATAATGCTTATGAGTGGTACACATCAGGACCACGACAAAGACTTCAGCCCGGTGGTATCATTGTTATTGTCATGACAAGGTGGTCTACCAAAGATTTGACAGGAAGATTAATAGGAGCTCAAAAAGGAATTAAAGCAGATCAATGGGATTTAATAGAATTTCCTGCAATCTTTCCTAGTTCAGGTAATCCTATATGGCCTGAGTATTGGAAGAAGGATGAATTGCTCTCCGTTAAAGCATCATTGAATGAACAGAAGTGGCAAGCACAGTGGCAGCAACAACCAACCTCTGAAGAAGGATCTATTATTAAAAGAGAATGGTGGATGAAATGGGAATCTAAAACTCCTCCTAATAACATTCAGCACATTATACAAAGCTATGATACAGCGTACTCAAAAAAAGAAACAGCAGACTACAGTGCAATAACTACATGGGGAGTGTTTACCTCTGAGGCTGATGGTAAAGTTTATTTAATTTTATTGGATGCTGTTAAGGGTAGATGGGATTTTCCAGAACTAAAACGTAAGGCCTTGGCTAAGTATAAAGAGTATGAGCCTGAGACAATCATTATTGAAGCTAAAGCGAGTGGACTGCCCCTGACCCATGAACTAAGACAGATAGGAATTCCCGTTACGAACTTTACACCGAGTAAAGGAAATGATAAGCATGTAAGAGTAAACGCTGTAGCACCGGTATTTGAAGCTGGTCAGGTATGGGTTCCTGATGAGCGGTGGGCGCAAGAAGTCATTGAGGAATGTGCTGCTTTTCCTTTTGGTGACAACGACGATTATGTTGACTCAACAACACAAGCCGTGCTACGTTTTCGCCAAGGAAATTTTGTTACATTACCTGATGATTATTGGGAAGAACCACGAATACCTGATTATGCAGGTGAGGAGAGATATTATTAATGGTTGACTTATCAGCTATACCACAGTTTGATTCAGGTATCTTAGATACCCCTGTTGATAGATCAGATGTGAATGACAAAAAAATATCTAAACTTAGTGGTGGCTCTCAAGATTTATATAAAACTGGCAATGCTAAGATTGATAGTTATATCAATTCCAAATTTAATAAAAGTGTTAATAACATAACCAATAAACTTGGTAATTTTATATTTAATCCAAAAAAGAAAATTAGTTATGTTATTCAAGGTGCGGATATTTTAACTGGAGGAGGTGTCAGTAAAAATGCAGAATTAGGAGTAAGTCAATTAAGAGCCTTTGGAGAGGACGCTTCTAAACAAATTCTTTCTGCAATGGGTAAAATAAAAAATCAGTTATCTAAAATGGGAGTAACACATACCAGAGGTATGGATAAATCAACCCTGACCCCTGAACAATTAAAGATGGTCAATGATATAGATGACTTAATGGATTTTGAAATTGGATTAAGAGCTAATTACAAAGCAGATACTACTGCATTAACTAATGCTATTAAAAAAGAAAAAACTCCTTTAGTAAAAAATTTATCAAAAGAAATTAAACAAGCAGAAAATTGGAAAACTACTTTTCCAAATGTTTTTCCAGGAATAAAAACAACAAGACAAACTTCTAAAAAAGTTTCAGAACTTCCTGGCATTGGTAAAACTACACCTTCGGGAGCAGCTAAAGTTTATCAATTTACTTATAAAGGTTTGGCAGCCAAACATGGAGGAAATGCAAAATTAGACGAAATAATTAGAAACAAAAAACATCCTAAGCATCAAGAAGTAATGGATACATTTAATGATTCTATAAGAAAATATTCTACGCAAATGGATGACTTGTTTCAATATAGAGATGATATGTTGGAAAGTTATGCAGATGATTTAATTGAGGTGTATACTAAGTACGGAGATGATATAGGATCCGGTGTTATAGATTTTGCTCACAAATTTCCTGTTAGTCAAACAGCAAGAATGAATCCAACTAGTGAGTTATTAGATAAGGCAGGTAACCCTGAATATTTATATTTGTCTCCAAGTTTTGTTAATAGAAAAGTACAAGTATTTTTTGATGATCTAGCAGAAAATCTTATGACAGGAAAACCTCTGTCGTATGTAAACAGACCTCTTGCTACTCAAGGATATAAAACAGGTACAAGACAAGTTGATGCTTTTGATAATATGACAATGAATATGGGTCAAGGAGTTTATACAACTCCTAAACAATTTGATGAATTTATAGAAATAGGAAACAAATCTAAAAATGCAGATTCAATAACAAATATATTAAATAAAATTGATGATGGTTTAAAAAATGTAAAAGCCCAAAGTTCTTATTCAATATATAATCCAAAAGCCATAGCTTTATCTAAAAATAATAAGAATACATTTAATTTAAGTTTAGGTAAAAATTTAGAAACTAAAGCGGACATGAAAGAATTATTAAATTATTTATTAGATCCTTCGGTAACAAAAGATACATTGATATATCCCTTTCAAGAAGGTGGTAAGTTTGCTGAAGGTAATCCTACTAATTCAGTAGAAGCAATTCAAGGATTTATTGAAGAGGGGGTCGGGGATAAAGAAGGATCTCTCAGGACTCTTGGAACATTATGGAATGGTAAACTTCTGACTGGTGTTAGTTCAGGATTTGGTAATGAATACGCAGCAGAAAATTTACCTATCTTAAAAAATCTTGACCCCCTATCAAGAGGGATCTGGAATACAATCGCACCTTACGGAGAAAAAGCATTCGATATTCTCGATACCGCATTCAGGCTCCCTGGCGCATTTGTTGCAGACACAGCTGAAGGTGTGTTTGGAGTTGATGAAGATAAAGCAAATAAACTACAAGCAGAATTAAATACAATGTTAGCAATGCCTGTAGCAGGCGGACCGGTATCAAACGCCGGTAAAATTAAAGCTGTAAACAACGTTAAAAAAGTAAAAAACGATTTAAAGAAAATAGAAGAACCTGCCCCGGTTACAACAACAGAAGCTGTAGAAACAGTTATTGTACAACCACTTGGTAAACCCAAACAAGTTGGTCTTGGTTTTACTTCTCGTCTTAATCCTAATACTAAAAAACTAGAGTTGTATGACGGAGAAGAATTAATAGGTTCTTTTAATTCTATTAATGAAGCTACTGATGTAATGAAACAAATCAATGCAGGCAAATGGAAAGGTAAAACAGATTACAAATCAAAACAAAGTAAATTATCTTACCCTTGGAAAATACAAGAACCTGATGGAAGTGTTAAAGTTTTTAAAACAAAAAAAGATGCGAACTTATATTTAAATAAAAATTATCCAGAAAGTACTACTCCTGTAGATAATCTTCCTATTATTGAAAAAAATCCACGCATCCAAGCGGAAAAAACAGGAGACTTTTCTCGTTACTCTTTAATGTTTGAAGATATAATAGAGAACTATGCACCTACAGAAAGTAAAACAGGAGCACAATGGATTGGTGAATTAAAAAACAGAGGTCATACAAAAGAATTAGATAAAGGTGGATTTGGTTACACTTTGTTTGTTAATAAAAATAACAAACTAACAACAGAACAATTAGTTAAATTGCGTGCAGAAAAAGGAACACAGATAAATACAAAACCTATTCGTATGGGTAATACATCTGAGCTCGATCTTATTCCTGAGTTTGACACTATTAGAAATCAATACAATGATTTTTTAAATGTTAATAGTAGTTCTAGTTGGATGGGAAGTGCTAGTATGTATCGAGGGTCTCTTCCTAAAGCTACACAAAATTTTATTTTAGAAACAACAAATCGTTTTGGTAATTATTATTTAAAAGTTTTAGAAAATAATGGAGGAAGATTAAGTGATGCACAAGACGCTTTACTTAATGATAAGATTGATCTTACTTTAGCTAACATTGTTAAAAGGGTAGAAAAAGATACAGGAGGAAATGCATGGACTCCAATGATGAACAACGTTAACGCAGATAATTTTGCATTAAATGTTTTTCAAGCAGCACAAGATATACTACCTAAAACAAAAATAGGAGCGGGTGCTCGTACTTTCTTAACTAATTTAAAAAATTTAAGAAGAGATTATGGAACTACAACTAATCATGCCACTATTACATTACCAGGTGATGCTGCACAAAAAACACATAAAACAGATGTCTACACTTACAATCCATTAAAAGGACAAAAAGATACCAACGATGTAACAAGTTCTCATATGGGTCAAAAAAATGAGTTAGCTCATGTAAGAAAAACGGATAGAACAACTTTAGATGGACAGAATGGAACCTTTCTTGATGAGATGCAATTTGATGTTTTAAAACAAATAGCAAAAAGTGATCGACCTGTATTTAAAGCAGAAGTGTCTGGAGAACAGGCTGCTGCATTAACAACACAATTAAACACTCTAAAAGCACAACAAAATAGAATATTTAATAGTGAACTTAAAAAATTACTAATTAAGTCTGATGTAGATGATGCTACTAATTACAATCTACCTCAAAATCAACAAGCTTTAATGCAACGAGTAAATAGTGTTCCGGATAACGATCCAAACTTATTACAAGTAAAAGAAAAAATATTAGCGGACTTTGGAAACATGGAAAACTTTATGCAACAACAAGGTAATAAAGCTTTTGCTAAAATTAAAAAAGAAGAAGATAGAATTAATTCAGAATTTTCAGGAACTCCTACTCAAGAAACAGGAATGCCTGACATACCTTTTAGACAACAAGAAGATATGATTAAAGAAATATTAAAAAGAGAAATTGAACTTGCTATACAAGGAGGAAAAGATTTTGTGGCTATTCCTTTACCTGAGGCTGTTATGGGATATGAACAAGGAAGTGGAATTAATTTAGCATCAGCTTTTAATAATATATATCGTAAGAATTCTTTACGGGCAGCTAATTCATTACTAGAAGATTATACAAAAAGATTAGAAAGTTTAGGAATTAATTCACAACCCTTTTCTGTTAAATCAGGAAATGATGTTGATATGTGGATTTCATGGCCTAAAACTTCTAAAACACACCGAGATTTTAATTATAAAATAAATAATGTTAAACGAGATTTTAAATTAGATGACCCCAACTTTTATAAAAAAGGTTTAGATAAAGATAATCCTCTTAGACCTTTTTCTTATGGTGATATACCTGGAAACAAAGCAGCGATAAAACCTGGAATTGTCATAGACCTTAGAGAGCTCAAGGGCTTTGAAAGAAAACTTCTAGCAAAATTGGGTTTCAGGGAGTATAAAGAAGGTGGTAAAACCAACATTAACAAATATTCAGCATTAGCTGAAGTAGACATATTAGGAGTAGCAGTTTAGTGGCAATAGATAAAGCATTACCCAACACAACGTCAGAGGAAATAGAAGTTGATAAAATGGCAGGTATATTACCTGTTAATGAAGAAGGATCTCCTGATATAGAAATACAAGTAGAAGAAGAAGGATTTGTAGAAGAACAACCAGAAGCAGAAGAAATACCATTTGGAGCTAATTTAGCAGAATTTATATCTGATGATGAAGCAGAAAAAATATCAGATAATCTTAGAGCAGATTATGAAATGGACAAATCATCACGACAAGATTGGGAAAGATCTTATGTTGATGGTATTAAATTATTAGGTTTTAAATATGAAGAGAGATCTAGACCTTTTCAAGGAGCTAGTGGAGTTACTCATCCATTACTAGCGGAATCAGCAACACAGTTTCAAGCACAAGCTTACAAAGAATTATTACCTCCTGGAGGTCCTGTAAAATGTAACATTGTAGGTGATCATACAATTGACTCAGAAGATCAAGCTCAAAGAGTAAAAGATTTTATGAATTATCAAATTACAAATGTTATGGAGGAATATGATCCTGAAATGGATCAATTGTTATTTAATTTAGGATTAGCTGGGTCTGCATTTAAAAAAGTTTATTTTGATGCACAAGAACAAAGAGCTAAAGCTTCTTTTATTCCATGTGAAGATTTAATTGTTCCTTTTTATGCAACAGATTTAGCATCGTCTCCAAGAGTTACACACATTGTAAAACAAACATATAATGATATTAGAAAAAATCAGGTATCTGGATTTTACAGAGATGTAGAAATTAGACCATCATTAACAAATACAAACGCAATTCAAGAAGAATATCAAAATGTATCTGGAGTAAGTTCTACTACTTATGGGGAAGAAGATGATAATGAATATACTTTATTTGAAATACATTGTGATTTAAACATACCAGGGTTTGAAGATAGAGACATTACAACAGGGGCAGCAACTGGTATAAGAGTTCCATACATTATTACTATAGACGAAGGATCTGGAAAAGTTCTTTCTATTTATAGAAATTACAAACAAAATGATCCGCTTAGAAAAAAAATTCAGTATTTTGTACATTATAAGTTTTTGCCTGGTCTTGGTTTTTATGGCTTTGGTCTTATCCACATGCTCGGGGGTCTCTCCAGGACAGCTACGTCAGCTCTCCGTCAACTCATTGATGCAGGTACGTTGTCCAATCTCCCTGCAGGATTTAAAGCGAGAGGGTTGCGAGTTGCAGACGATGATAACCCCATCCAACCAGGAGAGTTCAGGGATGTAGATGCACCATCTGGTGATTTACGAGCAGG